GCCATTAGCTACCCCTAAGTATACGACATCTAGACGCTTGATTGCTTCTACTTCCCAAGATGCAAGTGGTGTCTCTGTCAATTCTTTCCACGCCTTAATTTGTTCGTATGTTATCGGGTTTGGCCCTGAGAAACCAGCAGACCTACTGTTACTTAATGTAATAAAGGCAGACCAGACATGAGATATAAGAACTGGAAATTCTGTCGGGGGTTCCAATGCTTCAATCTTGCGTCCAGTCTGCCTTTCTACTTCTTCTAAGTGTTCACGTTCTGTAGTACCTGACTCTGTGGGCTTATTCAGTTTGAACTGATGTCCTGCCCATTCACATAAGTCTGATACTACACTTTCATAAAATCCAGAGAACTATTCAGAGCCTCTTCAATTTGTTCACGTAGCCAAAATACTTCTGAGTAGATGGCCTTAGCTTTTGTGGCACTAAACTTTGGTTGTTCACCATCGAATGTGATATTCCAACCTTTAGTTGCTTTAGCTAAGAGTTCCAAACCAGCGTCCTCTAGCTCCTCTGCTGTAACATCTAGGCTTTTCTTACCTTGTGCTTTCTTAAGGCGTTTGTTTGTCTGCTCGTGTATAGCAGATTTATAAGCCTTAGAATGTGGTGCATGTAGTGTGATAGTCATAGGAGACTTATCATCATTGGTAAGTGTTTCTAGAGTAGCAGGGTGTACTATAGTAGCTTCTACAGTGTCACTGCTTGGGGTTAAATCTTTCAAGTCCATGTCGAGTTTCCTTGTTTACGGGATTATCGGGTAGTTAAGTGTGAGGGATGCCAGACCCGACACCAGCACCCCTCGCCCTAGCTAGGGATTACGCAGTCTCAGGACGACTGATCTTAAAGTTTGTGCCTTCTGTGCTATCGTATAGAGCAACAAAAGACATTGTGATTAGTCGGCTTAATGGTCCGTCAACACCAACATCAGCAGAGTTCACTTTGATACGTGGGAACATGAACTCATATTCGTTAGCTGCTGAAGGGTCATTAACTGTAATAACCAATTCACTTTCAGTCTCGTTCAAGAAACGGTTAATCAATGCAGCATCTTCAAAGTATGCAGTGAATGTACCTTCAACCTGTGACATACCATATTCCAAAGATGGTGCTGCAGAGCTACCAATAACGAATGTAGGTGAGAAGCTGTTGTTAACTGTAAAGTCAATACTTGTGATGATAGCGGCAGAAGATGAAGAGCCTACGTTACCGATAGCCAAGTCACCTGAGTAAGCATCGAATGGCTGTGCTGATGATGAAGCATCTTGTGTCTTCTCTGTAGCTGACATGCTCATGTCTGAACCAATAATACCAAAGGTTGTTGTAACCATTTGGTTTGGTGCCATAGAAACACCCATTGTAGATACTGTACAACCAGTAAACAAACGAGCTTGGTCGATGTCTGCAGCATAGTCTTCAATAGAGAAGTACTTTGGTGTTGTACCTACTTTAAGTACGTCTGGTGCTGACGATGGGCTTGTATCCCATGTGTTAAGCATGACTGACTCTAAGAACTCATCAAAGTCACCATCACGTAGGTCAACAACAATGTCACCACCTACTTGGCTATTACCTTGACGGTCAACCCGTGTCATACGGTCAGCTTGAATTTCGTTCCCAGCAACACGATCACGAGTTAGGTTTAGTGAGTGTGTGTTGAATGGTAAGTTTTGGAAGTTTCCAGCAGGTGTCGTACCGAAAGTCGATTCGGTAATATATGACAGCGTGGAACGAGAACCCTGTGCGAAGGCCATTTATATTCTCCTAATTAATTATATATGTACCAGCCGATATCAATCGGAACATAGTACCAAGGACTGTCCACAAAGCCTTGCTGCCGTTCAGCATAATCTATGGACACGATTATTGTCTCATCGGATGAGTTAGTAAAGCTAATGTCTGTTGTTGCCTCAAAAGCCTCTATAACTTTATTAGCTAAATCATCAGCAGTAGCTGGACCATTTCCCTCTGGGGTATAAACAAGAACAGTAAATACACCTTGGTATCTCTGTTGTGGGTTTAAACCTCTTACAGCAGGTCTACGGAGTGTCGGGACATACTGGCACTTGACATAGCTTGTACCTGTCGTCGGATCAAAAGAAACATTCTCATATGCAATGTCAGGTAGACCAGAAACATTAGACAGTTCTGTTTCTAGAGCAGCACGAATATCATTATGTATACTAGCCATGAAGATTCCTTACCTTAGCAAATACATGATACCCATGCTTATATTCTACAGCAGTGGCGTGTGGTGAGCCGTTTCTTAGTTCGATTTTTGTAGTGTTTTTAAAACTAGGTATACGACTAATATCTTTAATAAGATTGTTGAAACCCTCTTGACGCATCGCTTGAGGATTTTGTCCTTGAGGTTTATTTCTAGAAGATTTTCCTCTTGGACGACCAGCACCCACGGTATAGGAAAACGAGGTTACATATGCGCCTGTGTCTACTGGAGAGGCTGATACTGCTGTCTGTGCTATATCTACTAACTTATCTCTTACAGCATCTTCTGCTTTTTGTTCCAGTGCAGCAAACTTCTTTCGTAATGAGGGATTAATCTTAAATGTAGTCTTAAGCATTATTCTCTCACATCACAAATGTAACAAAGTTTAGTTCCATTAGAGAATATTGTACGAACACTTACGATCTTGACTGTATCACCATTACCGATAATCTCATCTTCATCGTCAGGTTCTACAGCTAACCCTAGAGCAGAAATAACACACTTACGTGTACCACGACGAACTTGGTCTACATTAAAGATGATACCTTCGTCATAATTGTAGAAATATGCAGTGATAGTATAATCTGTTGTGGTTTCATTATCTAGAGAACCTGTAGCAGGATTATACGTACCCTCTGTTGTAACTTTACGTAGTGTTACACTTTCCCCAAAATCATTAACTAGATTATAAAGGTCAAACGATCTGAAAGACATCTAAATCCCCTATTAATCGTAGTCTGAGCCGTATTCATCACCACTATAACTTGGGGGGTTACGGAAGCGGTCCCGACGAAATGATGGAGTTATACGATCTGTGTTAGCTCTAACAGTATCAATAACAGCTTTGCTTATGCCACCAGCTTTGATACCTACAACAGCACCAGCCTTCTTACCTTGATATTCTAGGTTTTCTGCTAGGTTACTGTACTGTTTTGATAGATCACTATAGTCTGCACTTAGTGCGCCATCTAATTGTGTATTTACCTTACGTGCATATTGAGAGGCTATTGTTCTAGCGCACCAAGCTGCTGCATAGTAGATGTTGTCGTTACTTTGAGCTAGAGCGAAAGTGATCTCTTCATTCTTTACCTGTTGATCATTTGTATCTGTATCACCAAGTAATAGACGAACAGAGTTTAGACGACCTGAAGCCGTTGTCGTACTTAGATCAGTTTCGTCATAACTCCAAGCCATCAGTCTACCTCGTATTGTCCGTATGTTCTACGCCAGCTTCTAATCAATCCACGTTGCTTATCTGCAATCTTAGATTTCTTACATTTCTTACGGTCAAAGTCAGCTTGCGAGTTTGTCTTAGCTTTAACCTTAGTGTTGATGTTATCTACAACAGCGTGTAATCCAGTTACATCTAGCTCTTCTAGTCCGTCACCAACTTTACGTTCTATTTCTAATTCAGGATTATGGTAAATCCATCTTTGATTGTAGAAAGTCAAGACCGTCTTTTCATCGACGCTTAATTCTTTCCACTTGAACTCTTGGTTCTTCTTCAGTTTACGACCACCAGAAGTAAAAGGTACTTTCACAAATACAGGTCTGTCTAACTGAAGAGGCATTTCTTCTTGTCTTAGCATTTTAGCCTCTTACATCGGGTGAGGGAATATGAGGGCCACCGAAGCAGCCCCCAGAGAAATTATATTAAGCTACAACAGTGTTGAAGAATACACCCAAGTCAGCACCTGTGACTTTCATGTCGTAAGACATTTTAACTTGGATATGTTCAGCAACTTGCATACGCTTAAGAGCATCGTCTGAGAATGATTCTACAGTGACACCCAAGTTGTTTACACCTTGTAGGTTGTTCCATGCGAATGTTACACCCGCTGCTGGTGTCATAAGACCTGCTGATGCTGGTGAGTGTACCAACAATGCAGCTTTACCACCGATGAATGCATTTGATTCTGCAACACCTTCTACAGATGAGTTTTTAACTGCTTCCATGACGTAGAAGTTCTCTACTTCAAAGATTTCAGCCAACTTAGCGTTAGTGATAAGTGCAGTGTTTGTGACAGTTGCACCACCGTTCAGACGTGCTAGGATGTCTGGGTGGTTGATCAAAATGTCACGTACTTCTTTACCAACAACCATTGTGTTTGGCTTGAATCCGCCAGACTTAAGCTGCATAGTACGACGAGCAGTAGTTACGTCAACGATTGGTGTTGAGTTTGTGTAATCTGACCACTGTGTGACTTCTGCTGCTGTGTCGTTGTCTGCGTTAGCAACACCTGTGTACTCTGTACCCCAGATTGATGTTGCGAAGAAGTTAGTTGCGAACTGCTCTTCACGGTGGATCAACAGACGGTTAGTTAGTGTCTGCGCACCTGCTGCACGAATGTCTAGTGCTGCATCTTCGTTAGCAAGAGTTTGCTGATCGAAGTCCATGCCTAGTCCGTAGACATCAGCATAGAATGATGCGTTTGATAGTGACATACCGATGCGGTTGACTTCTGTGCGTGGTGCAAGAGCCTTAACATCACCTGTACGGTTCATGTTGTCACGGTCATAGATGTAGTATTTGTCAGACTGTTTGTCTACGCCTACTGTTGGGAAAACCTTATCAGCGATAAAGTTAGCTTGATCTTGTACATATGCGATAGTCAAGTTTGTAAGTGGCTGGTCGATATGTACCGAGTTTGGTGTTAGCAATGGCATTGTTCTATATCCTTCCTATTGCTGGTTACGCCGCAGCGTTGCCGCCTTGGATTAGTTCGATTGCAATAATCTGACCATCTACACCTGCTTCAGTAGCGTAACCCATTACGATGTTACCTGTAGAAGCAGTTACTGCATCACCTGAAGCGTCTGTTGCAACAGCAGCACCAGCAGCGATTGTATCGCCAGCAGTTACCATTACTTTACCAGACATAACAACAGTTGCAGCTTCAGCAGCGGCTGGATCGTTAATCAAAACACCAACGCAGTTTTCGCCAGCAGAATCAGCTAGGTCGATTTGACCGTCTGACTCTAGTGTTACGAATTTAAATTGTGCCGACGATAGGTCTTCGCCAGCAATGAATGTCCGTGTGTCACGGGATTGCATTACAGCCATAATTATTCCCCTTTATAGCTTTTGTTGATTAGGGCTTTAC